ATGATTCTATATAATTGTGAAATATATAAACAAATGGAAGAATGGGCGTTTAGTATTGATAAATACTATGCATCAATAATGAAGCTTCTTTATAATAGAAGTAAATTAAAACAAAAAGCTGATATGTTAAACGCCACATCGGGTAATTATAAAAGTGAAGGGATTGCTAAAATATATAATGAAATTGAACAAATTGACAAGATGTGTGAACAAGCAAGAAAAACAATCGAATTGCTTCAAAACAATATTGATTCTGCTCGAATGGATTTGCAGAACTAAAGTGAAGACTTTGAAGCGTTTGCACAGAAATTTATCCCATGTTCTTCCATGATTATTAGAAATCCTACACATTTTGCAGTAGCCCTGAAATTTACGGAGAAACCTCCGGGAGCCTATTTAACTGTTAAAGGTAAGGATGCACAGGTAATCAGGATTATTGAGATATACAAAGAAAATAGCCGTATCGTTAAATTTTGACAAAACCCGGCAATTGCAAGGGCACTATACAAAATTGATGTTGGTTCAACAATACCGATAAAACTATATCTTGAGATTAAAGAGCATTACCTGTCATTAGCATGAATTAAATATCTACAATTACTTTCATATAAACCATAGATGGTATAGCGGATAGGAACATGGATAATTTTGACAAAACAACAGAAGATTTGATTGTTGACTATAGAACTACTGGCAGTAATAAAAGTTTTGAGGCTGCTTTTATTCACTGTGGTTTTTATGTGGACTCATGTGTTGATAGAATGCTTAAGCGTGTACCTTTTAAAAATAGTTATCTTTTAAAAGAATTCGGTAATAAAGGATTAATAGATGCTCTATATAGGCTTAAGGAGTCATCTGAAGTTGACGTTGCACCATATATTTGTTCCCGAATAACGGGCTCATTACTTGATGAGATGAGATCGTTTTGGAATTGTAAATGCCCCGGCAGTAATAACGTAAATTGGTGTCACTTCTTGTAAGGCATAAAATGAAAAATAGATATTTAACAAAATCAAGATTCAAGTTAGGTTTAGAATGCCCTGCGAAATTATATTATACAGGGAAGAAAGAGTATGCTAATCAAACCCTCAATGATAGTTTTCTTGAGGCATTGGCTGAAGGTGGTTTTCAGGTAGGTGAACTTGCCAAATGTTACGTTCCCGGTGGCCACGATATTAAAACGTTGGATTATGACGAAGCATTAAGTCAAACCAATAATCTTCTTAAGCTTGAAAATGTTATCATTTATGAAGCAGCAGTATGCATCAATAACCTATTTGTTAGAGTTGATATACTGGTCAAATCCAAAAATCATCTTGATTTGATTGAAGTTAAGGCAAAGTCTTTTGAGCCTTCAGAAGAAAGTCCTTTTCTCGGTAAAACAGGTAAAATATCATCTGGCTGGAAATCATACCTATACGATGTCGCTTTTCAGAAACACGTCATTACTACAGCTTATCCGCAATTTACAAATACTACATATCTAATGCTTGCAGATAAAACAGCTATTTGCCCGACAAATGGTCTAAATCAAAAATTCAAGTTATTAAAAGATATAAGTAGTATGACTCATGTTGAGGTATCTGAAGATTTGTGTGAAGACGATTTATCGCCAAAGATTTTATGCACAGTAGATATAGATGATATTTGTGAACATATATATTCAGATTGTCAAGATGAAGAATTACCATTCTTGGATATGGTTCGTTTGTTTTCAGAAAGCTATGCTGCCGATAAGAAGATAGCTACGCCAGTATCCACAGCTTGTGGTTCTTGTGAATTCTATGCTTCTGCTGAAGATATCTCATCTGGTTTGAAAAGCGGAAAAGCTGAATGCTGGACTGAAAATTTAGGGTGGTCTTGTGGCATGATAGATAGTCCAACCGTGTTTGATATTTGGAATTTTCGCAAAAAATCCAATCTTATCAATTCTGGGAAAATCATGATAAATGATATTGAAGAGGAGGATATATCACCAAAATCAGACAACCTGCCAGGGCTTACCTTGAGTCAGAGGCAATGGATGCAAGTTGAGAAAATACAGAATAATGATGATGCTTTATGGATTGATAAACAAGGGCTTCGTGAAGAAATGTGGTCATGGCGATTTCCTTTACATTTTATTGATTTTGAAACAACTATGGTTGCCATTCCTTTTAATAAAGGCCTACACCCATACGAAGGTATTGCGTTTCAGTTTTCTCATCACATAGTTGATGAAGGCGGCACGGTGGCGCATTATGGAGAATACATTAACACTCAACCTGGAGTTTTCCCTAATTTTGAGTTTGTTCGCAATTTAATGAACCAATTATCAAATGATAATGGATCCATATTCAGATATTCAAATCATGAAAATACCTTTCTGAATTTAATCTATCATCAATTACAACACAACAAAAATGAAGTTGATGACTCTGAAGAATTATGTGATTTTATCAAATTAATCAGTCATTCGACGGGTGACAGCACAGAGTTTTGGTGTGGCGATAGAGACATGGTTGATTTATGGGATTTAGTTAAAAAATACTATTATGATCCTGCTGCTGGTGGCTCTACATCAATCAAGAAAATTCTTCCTTCTATTTTAAATAATTCACGGTGTTTACGGGAGAAGTATTCAAGACCTATTTATGGAACTGAAAGTGGTGTAAAAAGCTTAAACTTTAAGAATTGGTCATGGATTAAGATTAAAAATGGAACCGTTGTCGATCCATATTTATTATTGCCAAAAATGTTCCAAAATACACAAAATAATGAATCGATGCTATTAAGCAATGATAATGTCCTTAAAGATGGTGGAGGTGCTTTAACGGCTTATGCAAAATTGCAATTTACAGAGATGTCAGACTATGAGAGAAGAGAACTAAACCAAGCTTTACTTAATTATTGTGAACTCGACACAATGGCAATGGTTATGATTTATGAAGGCTGGAAGGATCTAATACAATAATGTGGTCATATTTGTTGGCCGGATGGTGGTGGAAAGGGAGGGGCACCAAACCCTAAAAATCCGGTAATTTGCTTATTGCGGTTTGGCCTTCCTCTTTATTGTACTTGGCATATACAAGGGTTTGTTCTATACTTGCGTGGCGAAGGATCTCCTTAATAACCTCCAACCCAATTCCTTGCCTTCGAAGTAGATATCCTAGTGTATGACGCATATCATGTATTCTGATGTGGTCAGAAATTCCTGCGGCTAATGTCAGCTTGTTAAACGTATACTCAAGTTTGAAGTTATAATAGCCACCATCTAGTGAAGGGAATACGAAATTACTGGTTTTAATCTTGAAAAGCTCTGTCAAAGTACCATAGAGCTGGTTGTGTATTGGGATTTCGCCGGAACTTCCTTTCGGGTTCCAACTAAAGGTTTCACTGAAGTTGATACATTGCTTTTTAAGGTCGAAATCTTGACCTCTTATTGATAATAGTTTCTCCTCAATTTTGAATTGTAAAGCATATCCTACCATCTTTAATGCTGTTGGATTATTAGAGATTGCTTGCTTATCCTTTTCAAGACATATGTAATCCTTGATTTTATCCCATGTTTCAGTTGTGAATTTGATGGCTCGATTACAGGTTATTTTCTTTGGACGAACCTTGATTATATGATTCTTAAAATCAATATCTGACCATTCTAAGAACCTTCCTTCATTTTTACGTAATCCAGAGAAAATATACAGTCTTATTAATGACTCAATATAGTTGGGATAAACATACTTCCCAATATTTTGTGAATCATGTAATCTTGCTTCTTTTAGAATTGCTGTTACTTCTTCTGCTTCCAGTGGACGGGCAACTTCAGACATCACACCTTTTTTTCTCTTGGTTTTAAACACATCTAGTAAGTCTGGCATCTTGATTAGCCACTCACGCCTTTCAGCAAACCTAAGTACCCGCTTGATATGGTCAAATTCATCCTGTATTGTTTTTGGGGCAATACCTTCTTGTTGAGGGGTGTTTTCATGACCATTCGGATTTATCTTGGTTGTTTGCCTGTATTTGATATAATCTTGAACCAATTGACGGCTTATTTCTTGTAATGGAGTTTCTGGTTTGCCTGTGATATACTCAAAGCCTTTGTTGATGTTGGCAGCTATTTCATTATATCTTTCAATTGTTTTTGGTCTAATCGTTCTGGATTCTGTGTATTTCTCTGCTGTATGGGCAAAGCTATAGTTATCCTTATTAACAGCTAGGGCAGGGGAGACCTTCTTATCTTCAATACGTTCATTTAATTCCATAACCATACGCACAGCTTGGTTATAATTCTTGGTTTTGAGAGCTTTCTTTATAGTATTACCTTTGAAGGTTCTAATATAGTGATACCATGCTCCTCTTAGGACTAATCCTTCTGGTGCGCCTTCTGGACGTTCATCCTTTACAGCCATAGTGGATCCTTCTTTTGGGCTGATTTTGGGCAAATTTATTACCCCAAATCCTTAAAAATGATTAAAAATACATAAAATGAATCAGTGTTATAGGATTGATTATGTCATATAAGTGCTTAATTTGCATGGATTATAACAAAAAAAGGACACCCAAAGGTGTCCTTTAATTTTCTGTGGTACCGAGGGGCGGACTTGAACCGCCGACCTATGGGTTATGAAAATAACGCAGAAATGGTTGTAAGTTGTTGTTGTTGCGTGAATTGTGTTGTAAGTTCTTTTTGTTTAATAGGTTTCTTCTAAACAAATAAATTGCTGAATGTTGGTGATTGTTGCGAAATAGGGGGTTTGTTTAGTAGTAAGTTTCCCCGATTTTATTTGATACAATTTTTTTGAATGTCACGGTCGCTTTTTCTGCCAGCCCCGGGCTTTCATCTCTGTTGCGGCGTTGCTGCCATCGGGTAGGTATAACTCAATCAGGCGGCGGTTGTATTTATCGAAGCCTCTGGTCACGGCCCGGACTTCCTTGCCGACAAACTGCCGCAGCCAGTCCCGGCTCTCTTCTGCTCCGTAGTCAGGCTTCCTGATCTTGACCCACTCACCGTTAATTTTCTTCCGCAGCTCTGGCGTGTCAATACCCACCAGTCGACAGATGCCCAGACCATCAATTATGACGGTATCCCCGTCAATGACTTTTGTGATTACCGGCCTTTGGGGCGCTTTAGGAGCGGAGTACCTGCCGAGGCAGAAAGCAAGCCCGGCAATCACAAATAAAATTATCAGCTTTTTTTGTTTACTCATATTTTATCATAAATTTACATTTAATACAAAATATTCTGAAATTAAATATACATATTGCGTAAGTAGATAATGTGTCAAACGGGCTTTTAGAAAAATAGAACTATGTCTACACAAATCCATACAGATTATGCGCAATTTGAATATATAAACGAAAATCAGGCTCCTTACGGTTGCAGTAATTCAGAAGCACAGTGCGAGTTTTGCCGGTCTCCTGAATGCCAGCAGCGCAGAGTGGATTATGATTCGGGCAAAGCTTCGGCAATTTCCGAGAAACCGGTCAGAAAACATTATGGTTCTGCCCATGAAGCAAGGGCCAGTAAAAAATATGATCTGATTGAACTGCTTCTGGATCTTGATTCTAATGCTGCGCCGGATTCTATTATTGACGATATTCCGGATGAAGTCCGCCGCGCCTGGGGTTACCCTGGCCATGGCTTAATAAATTAAACACTGGCTTTGATTTTGGCAAAGACGCCGCGCGGGGTCTGGTCTATATTTTCACCGTTGTGTCTGGGCATCAGCAGCGCCCGGGCGGTTTCAGGGTGCAGTTTTTTGTATTTAGGGCGCAGAATCAGCAATGAGTTTTCTCCCGAGATTACCGATGGGTAAAGCATTCCTGCCTTTAACTGGCAGTCAGCCGGCAGTTTGATCGCTTTTCTGATGATAAACCATTTTTTCCAGCTGAAAACATACTCGCCGTTCTGCGTTCTGGCGATTGTGCCGTAGCTTCTGGCTGGGCAGTGTTTTTTCAGTTTCTTGGTGGCAAACGCCCGGATTGGCAGGGCTGGCCGGTCTGACTTATTTATGATTCCTGCCAGCGTGTCCCATGCAAAAATCCAGCCGAAGAGTGTGAAACGGAAGCTCCAGCGGCAAACCAGAATCGAGACAATCAGAATTGCCAGTGCCATCGCCAGTCCCAGATAAATATTAATCGCCGAGACCGCCGCCAGCGCTCCGACCACGCTCAGGCGAAAACCGCTCAGCAGCGCGTCCACCGCCGGAAACGGACAGATCAGAATCAGGATGTCGATAATGTGCCAGCCGCAGAAAACAAGGGCAAAAATTATCGCTCCGGCAATAAAACCCAGCCCCCATGAAATTGTGGTGAGTATTCCGGGATTGGCGGTTACGGCTTCCGCGGCGCAGGCGGTCGGGAAAATGAAATGCTGGACGCTTTCAACTGCGGCGGTAGTTTCGGGTAGGGCGGTGTTGGCAAAAATCCCTGCGACAACCGGCAGGGCAGCCAGCGCGCCGCCGGTCTTGACAAATTCCCCCGCCACGTCAAGCGGCTTTTTAACTAGCGGTAACGCCTCGCCGATAGTCGATTTCATAAAAAGGCAGGCGAGAATTATAAAGAGCGGAACCCAGCAGACCGGCTGGTTGTAGAGCGGAAGTTTTGCGCGGTTTTCGGGGGCGGTCTTGAAATACGTCCACGCGCCGTAAATAGTGACACCCAGAATCGGGCTCATGGAGACGCCGGTAGTCTTGATCAGTGAGCGTGTGAAGGTCTGGCTGTTTTTTGAGTATTTCTTGAAGTCGGAAAATTCATCGGCTTGAAGTGGGCTAGAGAAAATCAGCAGGAGGAAGCTCGCCAGAAGTAGCTTAAACAATCTTCTTTTTTTCATCAGAATCCCCGATAATCTCGCTGGCTTTATCGAGCAGCTCCGGTTTGTCGACCATTATCTGCAGGCCCTTGGCGGTCTTCTCGCACCAGTCATCAAAAGTTTTCTTGCCGCCGTGAATTCTGGCGGCTTTAATCAATAATTCAATCATGCGAAACTGCATTTCAGCCGAGCCGACAACCGCCGGTTGCTGAGTATTGTTGCAGGTATTTTCCGCTTTTTTCTCTTTTTGTCCAGTTAAAATATAATGAACGTCGTATCCTTCAGCCGCTAAAGCCGCTAAAAATTCAGCTGAAGGTTGCTGCGTACCCTTCATATAACCTGCGACTGTTCCGCTGTTGATGCCAGTTATTTTTGAAATATTTAAATTTATTTCATCACCAAGGATTTCATTTAATCTCTTGGCAAAAGGGAACTTACTTGAAATATTTGTTCTTGCTCTTGGGCTCATAATTTAAAATCTCAAAAATAGAACTTGCTATTTGCGATATCTCAGTTTATACTGCTACTCATATCGACCGGATAAGGTCATTTGGATAATCAAAATTTCAACTTAAGGCAGAAAGATGTCAGAGAGCAAAAAACAAATAATTTCTGATACTTGCGTTGAGGCAATAAAAACAGCGATTGCTGAAATCAAGAAGTCTTTGAGCGAGATCACACATGATATGGACAGCGCAAATTTGTGTGAAATTGATTACCTGATAGTAACGCTAAAAAAACTTAATCTGTTTTTATGTAATTGCGCTCCAGAGCTATTTTCATTATCTGCTGATTTATCTGCTCATATTAATCAGGACAAAGTGAAGACTTTCGGTCAGTCCTTCAGATAACCCGATAAGCCCGTCAAGAATTTCTTCATTGGTAGGCTGTCGTCCTGATTTATCACAGAGTTGTTTTGTTTCTTTGAGCTGCTCTGTAAGTTTTGCCAGTTTTGAAACATATGCGTGCATTTATAACTCCTTAATTTTATCTCCTGAATAATTTTATTTTATCACATTTACGCACTCAAGGTAAAGACCAAAATATAACACCACAAAATGTAACATTGAATTTCAGATAAACAAATAAAAAAAATCAATCATAACCAGAAAGCCGCTTTGGCGGTTTTTCCCGCACAGCGGGGCGCTATCGTGGAGCGCAGGATGAATTTTGCGGAAGCTCGCTTATCCGTATACAGCCCCGGCTGAATCTGCCACGATCGGATTCCGCTCGGGGCTGTTCTTTTTGAGGGTTTTGTCATGCATCTTTATTCCATCCTTGATAAAGGTTCGTTTGCGGCGGCTCTGAGTATTTCCGAGCAGGCGTTGCACTGGCGGCGTGATCAGGAAAGCCCGGAGCAGTTTATTTATCAGGCGGCGTTTGCCGAGCGTTACGGCAAGAAAACCCGCCAAGTCAGTGGTGGGGCGTCTCTGCGCTGGTATTACTGGCAGGTGGTTTTATATGAAAACTATCAGGCGGGCGTGATGGACCTGGCGGCGTGCAGGGCTTACCGCGAGGAGATGCTCAAACCTGCGAATATGCTCGCGCGGCTCTCACCAGTAAATGCCACTGCCGAGCTTGAGGAGGCTTGTCATGCTTGAATTAATTCACCGGGCTTTGACTTTTTTTTTCTATCTGGCGTTTGCCTGTCTGTTTGCTCTCGGTTGCGGGGTAATCACGATTGAACTTTGCCGGTTTATTTTGAACTGGCTTTATTAGTTTTCCTACCGTCTCTTCATCGCCCCCGATTTCCCCCCTGAAGCGACGGCAGGATTTTTTTATAAAGGATTGGATCATGGCTTTAAAAGAATTCAACCATATTGAGAAGGTACTGATTTTTCATTTTGCCTCTACCATGAAACTCAGCGCCGCAATTGAGAAGTTCAAGGCGTTCCGGGAGGATCTGATTCAGGATGATGATTATGAGCGCTGGCTGAGCGAGACCCAGTGGTACTTTGATAATACGATTTCGGTCAATTATGACCAGGACAGAAAATATTTGGAAGAAATGAGGAGAGGAGAAGGGCTATGGCAGAAACAAGGGTAATATCACTGGAGACGATTCTGGAATTTATCGAGAGCGGGGAGTGTCCGATTGGTGACGTCTTCACGATCGAGCTGGCTTGTAACAACCGCAAGAAGGCTGATCTTGAGGAATCAAATCAGCAGATTGAACTGATTGAGCTCGAACTTGAAGGTCAGCGCAGTCACAAGAAGATTCTTGAGGAGAGCCTGGGGCTGGCGGATGGTGAGAAACTGCCTGAGGGTGATGAGGGCGTTATTTCTCAAGATCCTGAATCGGAAAATATTGCGGGTGAATTTGATAAGCATCTTAACAAACAGAAGCCTGAGACGATTACGGATGCGGTTTTGTGGGCGTTTGATAGGAACAGGCATTACCGCAGTGCGGAATATCTGGTTAAGCGTATTAAGGAATTGTATATCAGGAAAATCACCGGCAAGCAGGTTGCGAGTGCGCTTCGGGGTTTGATACGTCGCGGTCTGGTTAGAAAGAAGGGTGAGCGCCGCAGCGCGGTGTATTCTCTGGCGTAAATTTTGTGAGGGCTTTCTGATGAACGTTTACCGTTGCAATGAATGTAATGCCTTGCTGCCTTATGGTGAATTCGGGCAGGCCGAGGGGCGCAACGGTTCAAAATATGTCGCCCCCATCTGCAAGCGTTGCAAGCTGAAAATACGGCTCTTTAGCCTTGAGCAGGAGATTTACACTATCAAGCAATCAATCAAGGGTATCGACCAGCGGCGTGAAAAATATCAGCAGGCAATCCGCGCAGACCGCGACCGGCAGAAAGCTATGAAAATTGATTAGAGCACAATTTCGTGCATTTTATGATGAGGAAAAATTATGGAACCAGATAACACAGTTACACCAGAAGATGTCGCAGAGCAGATGAAAAATTATCAGACACAGACAATAAACCTTTGCGGTAAACCGGTGACGGTTGTTGCGCTTTCTATGTCAAATGGATTTGTTCTTGTCGAGACGGCTACCTGTGTTGATCCGGCAAATTATCTTCAGGCAATCGGTGAAAAAGTATGCTTGAAAAAGATCGAAGACAAGGTCTGGATGCTTCTTGGCTATAGCAAGCAGAATGAATGTTGTCCTGTTAAATAAATTTACTGGGTGGCGGTCTGGTTGATCTGCGGCGTTTTTATGAAGGGGGGCTACGGGTGTTTTTGACCGCCGCATCCGTACCCTTCAAAAGGTTAGTTTATGTCTGGAAATGATTTTTTAGGTGGGGCTGTTCCGCCTTGCAAAACAAAGATACCGCTCAAAGATGGGGATGTTGTAAAGCCGCCTTTGGGTGTCCGGCCTGAGTTTTTATTTGAGGAGGAGCGGGTAAAGGATCTGGCGGAGGCGATTATCCGTTATGTTGAGGCCGGTTTGCCCCCGCCAAAATGTTGGGGAAAAGAAATTAGTCGCAGGATTGAGTTACTTAACAGTTGAGGAATATTTTATGAATTTGCTTGGAATTGGTGGTAAGGCTGGCAGCGGTAAAAGTGTGTTTGCGGGACTTCTGGCGGCGCAGCTTGCCGGGTGCGGGTATCCGGCCAGAGTCGACGCTTTTGGCGTTGATATCAAACGTCTGGCGCGGCGTGAAGGGTGGGACGGGGTAAAGGATGAGAATGGCCGTCGTCTGCTGCAGGAGATCGGTCAGACGATGGTTGAGGATGATCCGGAGTTCTGGATTCGTGAGTTAAAACTTCGCAACCTGCCAGTACTGGCTAATAGCCGCCGGGATGAATTTCTGATTATTTCTGATGTCCGCCGCAAGGAGGAAGCTGATTATATCCGCAGCAAGGGCGGGAAAATCTTGTACATGATCGGCCGCTTTGAAAAACTCAGCCCTGAAGCGGCAGATCACATCACCGAGAGTATGGATTGGGTTGATGAGAATTGTGATATTGCTGTTGATAATACTGGCGGTCTTGATGATCTTCTGGTGCGGGCTGAGGCTATTGCCAAGGGCAGGGCGTTTGAATTGAGAGGGGGGAATTATGAGCAACGGAAATCGTCTGCGGCAGAGGATTATATCGCGCTGGCGGCAGAATCCAAGCTGCAAGCTCAGCACTGAGACTCTGGAGCGTCTGGCTGGCGAGGCGATTATTGAAGTGCTGCAGGACCAGGCAGAAAACGGCAAACCTAAACGTAAAATCTAAATAGAATTATTAAAAAGGAGAAAGAATTTGAACGCGATTGATTTGATCAGGCATATTGACGGCGGCAGGATTGCTGAAGACCTGCACCGTAAATTATCCGAGTTACAGATGGCTGTCTGCGAGACCAACCTCAAGGGTTCGGTTACTTTGAAGATTACAGTGGAGCCGGGAAATTTGGAGCAGTCTGCAACCCGTTGTCATTTCCATGCCGATGTCAAGGGTAGTATTCCCATGCCGCCGCGTGGTGGAATTGATTTGTATATCTATGAAGGAGAGGCATCTTTGCGGCATCCCAAACAGCCGCAGCGTCAGACTGTTCCCGATAATGCGGATGAACTGGCCTGATTTTAACGGGCTGCATTTCAGCAGGTAATTAAGCGGAATATTTCAGTTTTATTTGACCGGCATTTGTCGGGTGGGGTTTTGCATAATTTTTTTAAGTTTTTCAGGAAAGGTTTTAATGATGGATGATGTTCTGACAATGAAGGATTACGGGGCTGTGCCGGAGTCTGCGGTGGCTTTTGAGGCGGGTAAAAAGGTCGGTGAGCTTGAATCGGGGCTGAAGATTGTTGAGGTTAAAGATTACCCGTTTATGGTGCGCAGTAAAAATGTAACGGTTGAGAAGTGTGAGGAACTGCTGCCTAATCCGCTCCGCGCTACAGGTGTTTATGATTTTAATGACCTTGATTCATTCTGTACTTTTATCAATGAGTTTAAGAAGGAAGGAACGATTGTTTTTGCCAGTTGCAAGGTTGAGCCTGATTCTGGTCTGGTCTTTAAAGGTGTTATTAACAGTCACAGCAAGGGTACTCCGGGGTGGGAGGATTTTGGTGTTGTACTAAATATGCCGCTTTCTGATGACTATCTGGCTTTTATTGCGTTGACTGAGTATGTAAGCCAGATTAATTTTGTCCGCACGTTGCGTAGCCGTATTCATTGTGTGGCTGAGCCGGATGCGTCTGATATTGACCAGATCTTTGCCGACTTCTCAGCGAGCAAGCGTTCTTCCGTTCAGAGCAAGATTCCGATTTCCGGCGGTAATTATCAGATTACCCTGACTGAGGAGGTCAACGGCAACACCAACCAGAGCAGTGTTGAGGTACCGACTGAGTTGGTTCTGATCCTGCCATTTTTCAAATACCGTGACAGTGAGGAGCAGATGGTTGAGCTGCGGGCGCTTATTGACTGGAAGCTCTCTGATAACAAGCTGCTCTTTGGTTTGACCTTCCCGCGTCTTGAGAAAATATTCTGTGATGAGTTCAGCAAGATCCGTGCCGAGATTGCTAAGAAGACCGGGCTTTATGTTTTTGTTTAATCCCCTCAGTGGCTTTGCCGGCTGGTTATAAGCCGGGGCCTTGGCAGTGTCTGGTTTCTGGGTTGTGATCAGGCACTGCCGTTTTTTATAAATTTGCGAAAGGACGTTTTATGAGTGCAGTTGAGGAAAAAGAACGGGTATTGCGCAAGGTCATGCTGAAAAATATCAGGCCGAGCGCTCTTAATAAAAACAGGATGGCGGCGTTATCCCCGGAAAGTATTGAACGCCTGGCGGGGACTCTGCAGGAGCAGGGGCTTATTCAGCCGATTGTCCTGCGCGTGGCTGATGAGGGGTTTGAGATTGTTGCCGGTGAGCGGCGTTACCGTGCGGCGAAGCTGCTTGGCTGGGAAACCATTGACGCGATTATCGGCGATTATGAAGACGACGCTGCCGCGCACGTTGACCGGGTGATTGAAAACCTGCACCGTGAGAATCTGCCGCCGCTTGAGGAGGCTGCAGGTGTGGCGATTTTATTTGAGCGCGGCTTTAGTGCTGAGGATATTGCCCGCCGTGTTGGGGTATCGACAAGTTTCGTCTACAGCCGCCGCAAGTTGGCCAGGCTTACCCCGCGCTGGAAAAAAGAACTTGAGAAAGAGGACACTGCCTATAAACAATTTGCCGAGCATCTTACCTGGCTTGAGGAGGTGGCGAGCCTTGCGCCGGAGAGTCAGGACTGGCTGCTTGAGAATGGTGAGCTGCGTTACGCCAATAACCGTGAACGGGTAAAGTCTCTGATTCAGGATGCGCTGATGGTGATCGCTGATGCGCCGTGGGACGATGCGGCGAAGGGCTTTGTCGGCAAAAGCATTGTTGAGTGTGATGGTTGTGAGTTTAGGACTGATACTTCCGGATTATTTCCCGAATTTGAGAGTGATGATTCAGCGCGTTGCTGCATGCCTGATTGCTGGCAGCGCAAGCTTAATAAATGGCTTATGTTTCAGGTTCAGAAATTGAGTAAAGATAAAAGCCTGCCAGTGGGGTATGTTGCCGGTTATTGGTTTGACCATAAAAAGTATTCAGCTGAATTTCAGCAGCTTATTAAAGACCTTGAGAAAGTTGATAATGTCAATTGTTATAAAGACCGTGACGATGCTGAGGGTCGCAATGACTTTGGGTATTATGATCTGCGGCAGATGTGTCTGCTTGATTTACGGGAGAGTGGCTCTGACGAAGATAATGTCTTTAGTGCAATTTCTAACTTCTGGGTACGGGGTGAGTATGTCTCGACTTCAGAAGCAAGTACTCCCCGTCGCGTTAATCATGATAAAACGCACCCGCTGCGTCCGTCAATTGAGTATCTGGTCAAGCTGCTCTGGTCAAGTGAGGATGATGAGGATAAGGCATTATTGCCGGTTGTCTCCCATGAGCATCTTTTAATCTTATCGGCAATGTTTACTCCTCATCAGGATTTGTCTGACGGGTTTGATCATGGGAATTTACCAGAAAATTACCGGTGGAGTTTGGAGACTGCCTGTGAGCAGCTCTGGCGCGGGATCTGCTGGAGTATTTATGATAATCTGGCGTATGACTATAGCACTTGCCGCCCTGATACGGCAGAAGAACTTAAAACGCTCTGTGAGTTGCTTGAATTGAATTCTGATCAGTTGGGGGCGGTGATGGCGTTGGTTGAGCTTACCAGTCGTTCTGAGGAGGTTTAAGGCTGGTTCTGTTCTTGGTTAATTTGTTGTTGTTCGGGAGGTTTTTTTCATGGTCAGGCAGCGGAAGTTGTTTGCAAAAGTTGAGCCGGATTTCATTCTTGGTGACACAAAAGCCGGTCAGCGTTTTCTTGAATTGTCTGAAAAACATCAGCTTTATTATCTCCGGTTCTGGGCTTACTGTATCCAAAAACGAATCAGTTTTATTTCATTTTCAGAACAGAATAAAAACAAAATTGCATCAAATTTATTATTAAGTCAGACCAAATTTAATAATTTTCTGAATGAAATCTTAAACAAAAAACTCGGTTTCGTTTCTCCTGAAAATCAGTTTTACCTCAAAGGATTCAAGGGCTTACACTCAAATGTCAGATTCTTGAATGAGGACGAAAACGTCCCGCAAATGTAACCCCTTTTGCTGCAAAAATGGGGACAGAAAAAAGACAAAAACGTCCAGAGAGGTAGAGAGTAGGAGAGTTAGAGATAAATACTACCCCCACCACTTCCAGAGATTAATGGTTAATACTGACCTGTTGGCTCTTGGGGGGAGGTGGTGGAAATTTGAATTTAGGTGAGAAGATGGATTACTCAACAGTTGATAAAAAAAAGGTTCGTTCGTTTCTCTTTGGCAAGCTTGACGCCATCGCTAAAGAGTTCAGGCGGGAGTTTGCTGCAGTCGGTGTCAGTGGCGGGCGGATTCTTGATGTTTATGACGAGGTCACCAAAACGGCGCAGGCAGCAGGGCGCAAGCTGGCGGTGAGTGTTACCGCCCATTACGTTGCCGTTGTCGCTGAGAAGCCGACCAATGCCGTTAAAATGGCTGCCTACCGTTGTCAGGCCGACCAGCCGCAGGACCCTGAGATTCGCCGGAGGGTGATGTCTGTTCTGGCACCCGAGGAGCTTGAGAAAGAGGGCATTAACCGGATGGTCGAATTGGTTCTGAAATGTTCTGAATGTCAGAGTGAGCGGGTGGTGGGGGCGTATGAGAAAGATGTTGAGAAGGTTAAACAGGATGGGGTGCTTTGCGGCGAGTGCGCGAGCAGGCACATGGGGCGTATTCGTGATGAGCTTAAAACACAGGGGATAATTGTATGAGTGATCGTTGGATTAATTGGGATCAAGAGTCGATGCTTGAGGACTTCTGGAATGAAGTTGATGCGGTTGATGAAGAGCGGCAAGCCGTGAAGCGTGAAGCTGCCCAGGATGAAGAAATCATTCAGATGCACATGAGGCGGCTTGAGAAATTGAATATCGATGAGGGGCTTGATACTGAGCCTTATGCACACATGGTCAATCGTCCGTCAAAGACTGCCAAAATTCGTGAGGGTTACAGTCGCAGACGGCGTGAGCGGCATGAAGATGATATGGAAATTATTAAAACCAACTGGCTTGAGATAATAGGGATGTATGAGCGCGGCATGAAGATTAATGCAATCGCTAATGAATTTGGGGTTAGTTATGACTTGCTGCGCAAGGTAATCAGAGAGGCGGTGGCGGCATGAATAAGGAGCAGAAAATTCAAGCAATGAACTGGCCTGTAGAGGGCGAGATTATTTCCCTCTGGAAAACCAAAAGAGGCTTTGAGGTTCGCAGTAAAACATGGGGGCAGCCCATTGAGGTTATACCTGACAATGACAGCAGCGAAGCCATCAGGAAGGCCAGCAACATGGCGCATGGGCTTTATTTTGAGAACTTGGGGTTGATGTACCAGAGACGGGCAGGAAAGGCGGCGCAATGAAATATCTGTCAATCTGCTCAGGCATCGAGGCGGCAAATAAGGTAGCAATTTCTCTCTGTGATAAATCCGGGAACATGCTTAAGCCGTGGGCGAAAGCTGGCTATACCTGTTATGCTGTTGATATTCAGCATTCAATCAGGGCTGATAAATTCATTGACGGGATTCATTATGTATGGGGTGATGTTCGCTCATGGACTCCACCGGTAAGGCCATCGATATTATTTGCCTTTCCTCCCTGTACTCATCTTGCTGTTTCAGGTGCAAGAGACTTCGCAAAAAAAGACTGGTATATGCTCCGGGATGGTATGGATTTATTTTATGCCTGCCTTCATGCGGCAAAGTGGGCGGGGTGTCCATACGGAATTGAAAACCCGGTCGGTAGAATTTCCGGAATACATCACAAGCCGCAATACACCTTTGACCCTTGGGAATATGGTGACGGGTATCAAAAGAAAACCTGCTTGTGGACTGGGGGGGCTTTATCATGCCTGAGCCATTGGTAGCTGAAAAACCTGTGGACTGTGATCAGCGTATCTGGACGATGCCGCCGAGTGCTGACCGGGCAGACAAGCGAAGTGAAACGCCGATGGGTTTTGCGAATGCAGTTTTTAAAGCCAACGCTGGCTTTGCAGCATAGGGAGGGTTGAGGGTGAGTGAAAAGATAGCCCGTGTATTTCCAAGGCGGACGAAAGCAAGTCCTGATGATGAATTAGCGTTCTTTGATGAGCCGGGGTTGTTTCCTATCGATGTCGATGAGGTTCATGTTTCGGTTGCATTTACGTATGATATTCCGCGCGCTGAAAGATTGGCAGCGGCTTGGGAACGGATTGCGCCTGTTAGTCTTGGCGGCCCTGCTTATAACAATCCGGGAGGTGACTTTGTTCCGGGTATGTATTTAAAAAACGGATATGTCATAACGTCCAGAGGTTGCCCGAATGATTGTTGGTTTTGCAGCGTTCCAAAGCGTGAGGGGCGAGAGATCAGGGAATTGCCTGTTACTGATGGCTGGAATGTCCTTGATGATAATTTGCTGGCTTGCTCTGAAAATCATATCCGTAGCGTTTTCTCGATGCTTAAAAATCAAAAACACAGGGTTGAGTTTACGGGCGGCCTTGAAGCGGCAAGGCTAAATGACTGGCATGTAAATCTTCTTGCCGATCTCAAACCAAAGCAATTGTTTTTTGCCTACGACACGCCAGACGATTATGAACCATTACAGGCAGCGGCAAAGAAAATATTTGATGCCGGATTTACGGTTGCCAGTAAATCAGTTCGCGCTTACTGCCTTGTTGGGTATCCGGCAGACACAATGGAAAAAGCTGATAAGAGGTTGCGTGACTGTGTGAGTCTTGGGATTACTCCTATGGCGATGCTATGGAGAAATGAAAAAGGCGATCGGGATTATGAATGGAGAAAATTTGCCAGAGCGTGGGCGCGTCCGGCAATGATTAAGGTTTAGCCACAGACGGCGGGTTGTTTAATCCGCTGGTGGATTAGGAGGGAATAAGGGTGAGAATATATTTAGCGACACCATACACGCATGAGAACCCGGAAGTATGTCATGCTCGGTATAAGGCGGTTAATCAGGTGGCGGCTGATTTGATAGCGCAGGGTCATTATGTTTACAGTCCGATTACGCATTGTCACCCGTTGATAAAGTTGGCTGACTTACCGGGAGATTGGGATTACTGGCATGGCTATGACAAATCATTTCTTGAGTGGTGCGATGAACTTCATGTTTTTATGGCTGACGGGTGGCGTGAGTCCAAAGGCGTTCAGGCTGAAATTAAAATAGCGACTGAGCTTAACAAGCCGGTTCTGATGATACGGGAGGTATGATTTTGACAGCAACCAATAAAAAACTTACGGCGCCGTTTCCGTGGTTCGGTGGAAAACGCCGGGTATCGGATCTTGTCCGGCGATACTTTGGCGATGTCCAGAATTATGTTGAGCCATTTGCCGGATCTCTGGCAGTACTGCTTGGTCGACCGACTGACGCGAGAATTGAAACGGTCAATGACAAGGATTGCTTTATCTGTAATTTCTGGCGCGCGGTGGCGGCTGAACCTGAAGCGGTTGCCTTTCATGCGGACTGGCCAGTCAATGAAGCTGATCTCCACGCCAGACACCAGTGGCTACATTCCCAGCTCGAGTTTATTGAACGCATGGATTCTGAACCAGATTACTTTGACAGCAAGATTGCCGGATGGTGGGTGTGGGGAATATCCGCATGGATTGGTGATAACTGGTGTAGGGTAAATCCTCAATTCTCACTACCACACATGGGAGGCGGCCAAGGTATTCATCGTGAATCATTGAGCAAGCAAATGCCGTCAGTCAGTGGCAGCAGCCGGGGAGTTAATAGTCAAACTATTCATAGCACAGCCTATTCAAGTAAGCGCCCGCAAGTCACAGACAAAGGAATCCATTGCCACAAATCAGGTATTTATGATTACATACGACGATTGTCTGAGAGATTGCGCCGGGTGCGGGTTTGTAGTGGTGACTGGCCAAGAGTTTGCGGCCCTACTCCGACCTTTCATTGCGGCTTGACGGGTGTATTTCTTGACCCTCCATATGCGTCTGACCGTGATGAAGTTTATAACCATGACAGTTTCGATGTTGCTCATGATGTGCGGGAATGGTGCATGACTGTAGATGATAACCCGAAGATGCGAATTGCCTTGTGTGGCTATGAGGGAGAACACAACCAGCTCGAGAGTCGGGGCTGGGTAAAGATTGAGTGGAAAGCACACGGCGGCTATGGCAATCGCTGCGGAAATGATAACCGGGCAAAGGAACGGATTTGGTTTAGTCCACATTGTTTACCGCAGGATAATCCTGCAACATTATTTTAAGTTCTTAACAAGTGAAAGGAAAGAGGGATGAGTAATTTTATTGAAGAATTTAACGGTTTAGCAGAATCAGTGCATAACACAGCCATTGAAAAAGGTTGGTGGGATTCAGATAGAAACGATGGTGAGATTATTGCATTAATCCATTCGGAACTGTCTGAGGCTTTGGAAGCTTTGCGTCATGGTAATCCAGCCGATGATAAAATTCCAGAATTTAGTGGAGTAGAAGCGGAGCTTGCTGATGTTATTATCCGCATTATGGATTATTCTGCGGTTCGTAGGTATAAAGTCGCTGAAGCTGTTGTTGCAAAGGCTGATATGAATAAGTCACGTTCTAGGATGCATGGCGGCAAGAAATTTTAGTATTAATTTAACCCCCTCCCGGCAATGCCGGATTTATGGAGATTGAGAAAATGAGTGAAGAAAAAAAACTGCGATATTTTGGCGATGGTGATAATTTTGGCGATGGCTGTGTTTGCAAGGTTTATTTGGGAGATACCAAAGAGTCGGTTTTAGAACAAATGGCTATTGCTCTTGATAACTCTGCTGAGGATGACGGTGAATTATACTCAAGTATTGTTATTTCAACGGACATGATGACTGATGCTGAAGTTGAAGCTTTGCCTGATTTATAGAAAGGAGCAGTCATGCCAGAAGAAATAAGGCCGTGTCCGCATTGTGATTATCCCACAAATGGAGTGCAACGGCCAGCAGTACAGCAATCAGAACCAGACTTGCAAGGATATATTACTTGGAGGGTTTCTTGTGGGTTTTGTCCGAGTATGAGTTTTGGGTCAACACGTGAAGAGGCAATAAAAAACTGGAATCACCGCTTCATCGAGGACAGGCTTGAGCAGCAGCTTGCCGAGAAGGATGCTGAGATCGAGCGGTTGAGAGATACGTTGCGTTGGTTGTATTTGGCTACTGTGACGGATTTTCCTAGTAAACATGTAGGTGAAGATCAGATAAAGGCAGCTACAGAAAAAGCCTGTGATGTGCTATATGGAAGCAATGAGCAAGCCCTCGGCGATAACGACGAAAACATATCCAAGCAAATCGCATTCGCTGGCAATGCTTTCAGCCAGGAACTGTCTGAGGAAATGCAGGAATTGTGCGATGAAGTGGAAGTAGATGCTGCGTTTAATCCTGCTTTTCGTGGATGCTATACATGCGCAAATTGTATTTGTGGTGATAGATTGTGTTCGAAAGGCCATGATGATTTGATGGGTAAATATATGTCACGCGTTGCGGACAATCAGCCGGGTTGTCCTTATTGGGTTGAACGAGAAAAGGCGGTGAGTGATGACAGTGCAAGAGTTGATTGATGTTTTACAGACAGCACCTAATAAAGATGCTGAGGTATCATGTTTGTATGGTGAGCTTGATTATGATCTGATTCAAAAAGTAGAGGTTCATAAAGGCTGTGTTCATATTTATTATGGGGAAGATGAATAGTGAGGGTGAGTGATGGGCTGCTTGATTTTATTAATGCTTGCTTATGTCCTGCATCTCCAAATTGACGAAGTCAGCTTTTGCCTTGGGGTGCTTGCATTGTATTTATGGGATAGATAAATGACCTACCGCAACAAGAAGAACGGCCGGGATTACCGTGTGCTTAATCCTGATGTTAAGATCACAGACGCAACCAACGCCACGGAAGGCCGCGAGATGATTCTTTACTGTGACCAGGATAATAATTTTTATGTACGTGAACGCTCGGAGTTTGAGCGGAAGTTTGAAAGGGTGGAAGGGTGAATGCTAATAAATTAAAGCAACTTACAGATTGTAATTATGTCAGTCATGATGAGAAATATGTAACGATTGGAAGCCCATATATTCATGATATTATGAAGATATGTAAAAAGTCGCTTGAGATTCACATGAAAGAAGGAAGCGGAAAACATGGGTGGGATCGCGTGTTTAATGTGCTTCGTGACCTGAAAGAACGGGGAGAATTGCGCGAGATTGTTGATGGTGAGAATGAATTAGAAAATCCTATACCATGTTATGCTTATGACGGTAAGGGTGGAATTAAAGAGAGTATGGCTGATGAAGTTAAGTGGCCTAACAATACACTCGAAGGAGAGATGATTTATGATAATGGGTGGTTCTCGACACGGCAGGAAGCTATAGATCGTGGAGTTGAAAACTGTAAGTATTGTATCGAATTTCAAAATGAAAGAATAAATTATTTGCAAGAGCAGGTTTCTGATCTTGAGAATGATCTTCAGAATCAAGAGGAATATTTACGGATGCTTGAGATGGAGTACAAAAAATGAAAGAAAGACCAATACTGTTTAATGGTGAAATGGTTCTCGGGCTTTTGGATGATCGTAAAACCAATAGCCGCCGACCGATTAAAGGGATTGATCCGAGACATTACCGTTATGATTTTGAGGGCGGTGTATTGAAAGAGAGTAGTCAAGTCGCTGGTTGTTGGCATGTGAATAGAAAGATTAAGTCTCCGTATGGAGTCAAAGGTGATCGTCTTTGGGTTAAGGAGACATTCGGGAGTAAGTTGCGGAACGACTGTATGGGAGGTAGTGGATATTTTACTGTCTATCGCGCAGATAATCCAGATGTAATGGAGTATGATTATCGCCCGATACATGGAAAAAATGGTGCATTTAAAAAAATGAAATGGACTCCATCAATCCACATGCCGCGCTGGGCAAGCCGGATCACGCTTGAAATAACTGACGTTCGGGTTGAGCGGGTTAAAGATATTTCGGCTAATGATGCGTTGAAGGAGGGATGTCAGGCGACACCAGCTCTGTATGCTGAATATGATGGTGAGGTCTGCCCTGAATTGCCTGCTACTGTTGAGTTTTTAAACCTTTGGGATTCCATCTACGGCAAGACAGAATACGCCTTAGAGAATAATCCGTATGTATGGGTCTATGAGTTCAGGAGGATGGAGCCGTGAAAACAGTAATCGAGTGGCATAGCGTGAAAGATCGGCTACCGGAAAATAAAGCGTTATATATTGTGTATTTGATAAACGATTATAGTGAAAAAATCATTACTGTCAGGCCATGGTTTGGTGATGAGTTAAAGTTTAAACGCTATAGATATTTGACTGAAAAAGTAACTCACTGGGCATTTCTCCCCAAACCTCCAAGAAAGTGAGATATTTATGAAAAAAACGGTGCGTCGTGAATTCTCGAAGGTTGTTAATTCTGATTCTGAGGCCAGGCGGTTTCTTGATATTTTTAATGAGTATGGCGCTCTGGCTCTTGCGGCGTTTGAGAATGGCAAGCAGGCGACGCTATCGCTTAATCAGGAGAATATTGAGCGCTTTGTCAATTATCAGTCCTCGCTTTCTGGCTGGACTGCTGATACGGAAAAATCCAAGCGGCGTAATCTTGAATCGTTTCTCAATTACTTTGGTTCGCGTCCGCTTTCGTTGATCTTCGCTGATGATATGGCTAACTGGTGTCGGCATGTTTCTGGCAAGTCCGGCAAGAAGCGTCGTTATGAGACTTCATACTCAACCTTATCTGTGGATACGGTGCGCAAGTATCTGGCGGATCTGCGGCAGTTTGTGCGTTGGGCGCGGTTGGTGGAGAAGGCGGCTTTGCCTGATCTGCCTTGTGAGCTGTTCAAACTTAAAGCAAAGGGTAAGACTCGGGGCAATCAGTATACGCCGCAGGCTCTGACTCTGACTGAGTTCTCGCGTATTGTGCGTCGCCTGCATGGCCGTTATCCGCATGTAGCGGCGGTGGTACGTGGGGTCTTTCTCTTTGGGGCGCGTCCGGCGCAGCTCTTTGCTTTGTCTTGGGATGATGTGGCGTTGCCATCTAAGAAGGATTTTGGCAAGGTGGATCTGCAGGCCTGCAAGGGTGGGGTGGAGTCGTCGGTGGTTGTGGAGTATGGCTCAAAGAAGCATCAGCTTTTGCTTGACTGCAAGGCGTTATTTAAAAGCTTTCGTGGGCGCAGGGCCAAGCGGGCGGATAAGGTTTTTGTGTCGCAGAATGGGCGGTCGACTTCGGGGGGCTGGACTTCGCAGTCCTTTGCCGGGCGTTTGCGGGCTTGTTGTAGGAAGGTGCAGGTCAAGGATTTTGTCGTGTATAAATCGCGGCATACTTCGGCGACCTTGCTCCAGCAGGTGGGTGGGATTGGGCTTGGTAGCATTCAGGCTACCTTGCAGCACTCGCGGGTGACCACGCAGGAGAATTATTCGCATCGCTTCAGCTCGGACGCGTTGGCTGGACGGGAGCAGCTTGAAAAACTGATGCCGGTGCTTGAGCCTGTGGAAGTTCCTGAGAATATGGAAAATGATGATTATGCGGATTCTGTATCGACACAAGATATAGTGGGTGAGGGGAGTGTTGAGGATAATCCGGAAGATGAGGGTATTGAGGGGGATAGTGATATATCGGAACTCTTTGATTTGTAAGAGGGTTATGGGGTGGGGCGTTACTTTCCCTAATAGACTTTAAGGTGATAGGGTGTTTTTGAGGGTTAAGCTGTTGATATATAAGGATTTAATATGTGATAAAAATAGGTTCTCCGGCTGGTCAATTCCAGCGCTAGGGCTACGCAGAACTCTAGATGGTTTTATTTATGTTTCTTTCCTGCCTTTTTTTCTGTGTTAAATGATCGTTCCCGTGCGGAGTGTTCGCGCACTCCCCGGCAAGCCAAAGGTTAAAACCGGTACGCACGGCAACGATCTCAAATTTTTACTTTTACTTATTTCGACAAGCCAAAGGAGAAAGTTTAATGTATTATGAGTTTTACCACTATCGACGTTCCAATATCCGACCTGCGCCCGTATGCGAACAATCCCCGCCTGAATGACGCGGCCGTGCATGGCGTTGCCGATTCCATCCGTGAGTACGGTTTCAGAGTTCCGCTGGTTATTACCCCCGAATACGAAATAATCTGCGGTCATACCAGATGGAAAGCCGCGCACAAGCTCAAGCTAGAAAAAGTTCCCTGCCATGTGGCGACCGACCTGACGCCCGAGCAGATCCGCGCCTACCGCCTGATCGATAACAAGTCCGCCGAGGTCGCCGAATGGGACACCGATCTTCTCTTAGAGGAGCTCTTGGCGGTCAAAGATAATTCGGCAAATTTGTCAGACTGGTTCGACGATCTCAACCAATCCAGCCAGAAGAAAGATAAACGCGACCCAGACGCTGCGCCAGAGCTGCCAGACGCCCCGCAAAGCAAACCCGGCGAGACCTATCAACTCGGCAACCACCGCCTGACCTGCGGCGATTCAACCGACCCCGCTATCATAAAGAGACTCCTCGGCGGCGAGAAAGCCCGCGTCTGTTTCACCGACCCGCCATATAACATGGCCTATAAATCAAAGATCCACGGCGGAATCAAAAACGACGCCCTCGCTGACGCCGACTTCACCCGACTGGTTCTGGCCAGCCTCGGCAACATGCGCGAAAATCTCACCGACGGCGGCGCGTACTATGTCTGCATGGGGCAGGCGGCCTACGCCCTGGTCGCCCTGCAGATGCGGCGCATCGGACTCGACCACCGGCTGATCGTCTGGTGCAAGGAATCCCTCGGCCTCGGCGCGCAGGAATACCGCCCGAAATTCGAGCTGATACTCTACGGCAGCAAGGGCAAGAAAGGCCTGGTCTTCAACGGAGAGAGAAAGGAAAGCGACCTCTGGGAGAATACCGACTTCACCCGCGGACTCTGGACACGCGAGACAGAAGACGGCGGCATGGTAATCGAGATCGAACACGAGCAGGGCTCAAGACAGATATTCCTCGAGAAGAAATCCGCCGGCACCGTGATTGAGCAGAGCGGCGCCAGCGACGACCTCTGGCACTACTCAAGAGAGGCGTCAAACAATTACGTCCACCCGACCCAGAAACCGGTAAGCCTAATTGAAAAAGCGCTCAAGCTCAGCAGCAACGACGGCGACATTGTCCTTGATATATTCGGCGGCTCAGGCAGCACGCTAATTGCCGCAGAACGAACCGGCCGCAAAGCCTACCTCTGCGAGCTCGACCCCAAATACTGCGACGTAATCCGAAAACGCTACGCTGAATACACCTACGGCAATGGCTGCGACTGGCAGGAAATGAAACAATGAGAATTATTTTCTTTGATATTACATGTGGTTAGTGTAAATTGTATATTGATTATTATTTAAAATCAGGAGTTTTTTATGGCTGACAGTGTGTTTTCTTTATCCTGTGATATTGATGAACAGGAGTATGCGGATATAATTAAGCAATTATCATGTTGTGACCTGACAACGGATTTTTTTAATTGGCTTGACGAATACGATATTGTTCGTGGGTATACAATTTCCAATTTTAATAAAATAGGTAATATTAAAGAAGTTTGCCTGAGTATTGTATTAATTAATAACTCCGTTATTAATTATACTGTTCAAGAGCTTAAAGGGCATAGAAGTTTTGAGTTGCAATTTCAGAACAATCGTGTTTCAACCAGTCCTTTAGGTAATATCGAAGGTGATATTGAACACTTGAAAAAATTGATTATTCCTGATCATAATAAATAATATAAATAGAAATATTCTCTGATGGAGATAAAATATAATGTTTAAAAAAGGTGATAATCATGCCTGATAATCAAGAAGACAGTTTTTTTTCCATGCTCGGGTTATTTCTCCTCGGCAGAAAAGTGCTAGGCTGTTCATGTAATGGCCCTGAGCTTGTGATTACTACAGCAGAGATTACTGTAGATCAGCCTGCCATTGCTATTGATGGTAATCGTTTAATAAGTGGAAAGACAGAAACTTTAACCGTTGATCAAAGCAGAAAATATATTATTACCAACTTTGATAAGTGCAGAATAGCTGGTGCTGAAACTAATAATTTTTCCTTTAATTTTTCTTCGGTTATAATTAACAGGGTAATTGAGTCTATCAGTCTTGAACAAGATTCAAGTATTGTTATAAAAATTGCTGCCGAAGAGTATAAGGTGGTTGCCGGATCAGAATTTCAAACACACTGCCTTTGGGAAGCAGAAGAAATCAGGCTGATTGGTTATGAAAATTGCCAGATTGAGCAGATAAACCTAAATCTTCAAGATATCATAGATGATCTTACATGAATAATAATAATAATAAGATTACACTTTACACTACTCAACTTTCCTCGTATAAATAACCATGCCGCAGTAAAAATGGAGTACGGGGTTGTCTTCAGGCAATCTGACAAGATCAGTTGATGAGTTCATCATTTCCGTCCGCGAGGAGTTCAGCATTGTCCTCAGCGCGGGCGATTTTTCACGTCTACATGAATCGGGCGCACCGCTAACACCATCCGGCGAATTTGACCTCGGCGAACTTGCCGCGTGGCTGGTGGGGCGCATACTCAAAAAACACTGACCGTCACCTGAAGCAGCCGCCCTTACTGCGCCATGGCTGCACAGAACAAACAACCATTTATCACGCAGATTGCCGCGGCCTTCAATAAACAGGGCTTCGGTGAGGTCTGCACACCGGCACAACTGCGTGACCTCTTGATCTCCCACGGCTTTACCCCGCAGGAAAAATTCCCGCTTGATAAATTAGTCGCCAAGCTGATCCCGCAGGCCGCCGCGCAAAAAGTCCCACAGCCAAAACCAGTAACCCCCGTCAAGGAATACAAAACCAAACGCGAACAGGCCAACGCCCGCAGCCGCGAAAAATCCAAAGACGGCCGCTCCATCGGCCAGATCCCGGCAGTCGTCGACCCCAAACGCCGCGAAGACTGCCGCAATAACCTGGCGCTCTTTCTGATTACCTATTTTCCCGACGTCTTTGCCTGGGAGTTCTCACAGGACCATCTTGACCTAATCCGTCAGATCGAACTAACCGTCTTTGAGGGCGGGCTATTTGTTTACGCAGTTTACCGCGGCTTTGGCAAGACAGCAATCGCCCGCGGCGCCGCGGTCTGGATGCTCTTGTATGGCCACGCCGAGGTCGTACCAATTATCTGCTCAACCAAGGATTCCGCAGAACGCTCTCTGCAGTTTGTCCGTATTGCGCTCTGGAAAAACGCCCTCCTGCTTGAAGACTTCCCCGAAGCCTGCTACCCGATCGTCTCGCTTGAAGGGTCAAACCGCCGCTCGCAGGGACAGCTCTACGAGACCCCCGACGGACGGCACGAGCACACCCACGTCAATTTTGAAAAAGACGTTATCCAGCTTGCCTGTATCGAGGGATACGCCGCTTCCGGCTCGGTTGTGGTCGCCCTCTCACTGGAAGGAGAAATCCGCGGCCTGAACTTTGTCACCGCCGACGGCCGGTCATTGCGCCCCAGAGTCGGAATAGTCGACGATCCACAAACCAAGGAGAGCGCCCAGAATCCCGATCAGGTCGCCAAGCGTCTTGATATTATCATGCGTGACATTCTGATGTCCGGTGGCCACAACGACGAACTCTCGCTGATTGTTCCCGCCACCATCATCGAAAGCGACGACCTGATCGACCAGCTCTTTGACCATAACGAACACCCCGAATGGGTCGGGCGCAAGGTTAAAATGCTCAAGGCCATGCCCGAGAGGATGGACTTGTGGGAGGAGTACGGCCGAATCCAGAGAAATTACCGCGAGAGTAGCCGCCAGGATCAGCAACGCGCCAAACGTGAAGCCGCCGAGTTTTATCTGGAAAACCGTGACGAGATGGACAGAGGCGCCGAGCCTGCGTGGACGGAGTGCTATAAACGCTCCGATAAATACTGCGAGTTATCGGCAATTCAACACGCCATGAATTTCTATACCCGCTACGGCGAAAAGGTCTTTATGACCGAGTGCCAGAATACGCCGGATTCCGGGGAGACCAGCGACGAAGCCTTGACCGCTCAGAAAATAATGGATCAGGTCGAGGAGCGACTGCCGCGGGGCAAGGTTCCGCCGTGGGCAGACCTGATTGTTGCCGGTATCGACATCCACGACGATATGTTATTCTGGCAGGTCTACGCCCTGCGCCGTGAAGATTTCCGCGGACATCTCCTTGATTACGGCGCGTGGCCAAAACAGAACCGCCTAAACTTCACGCAGGGGCGCGGGCAGGGGCGGATAACCCTGAAAATGAAATACCGTGGCATGGGTAAAGAGGGAGCACTCCGCAAGGGTCTGCAGGAGCTGACTGAATATCTGACTGAGCGGCTCTTTGAAGTTGAAGACGGCTCGCAGAAACAGATCGAGCGAATCGGCTACGACTCAAACTACCAGACCCGCCTTATCTATGAATTCTGCGCCGACGACCCACGGGTGCGTGTGCCGCTTGCCGGAGCGTATGACACTTATCAGGGCGCAGTCGGATTCTTTGAGAAGAAAGAAGCCAGAACCAGCCGGATACAAAAACGGCTTAACGGTACCGGATATAAGTCAAAGCCGATTGAGGACTACCCCAAGCTCCGGCTTGTAACCTACGAAGCCAATTACGCCAAGACCTTCTTTCGGGAACGCCTCCTCACCGCCAAAGGTGACAAGGGGGCGTTTACTATTTTTAAGGGCGACCGCTCCGAGCATAACCTGCTGATTACTCATCTTCTGGGAGAGCAGGCGACGTACATCACTTCAAGTAAGGGCAGAGAGGGCTGGGTCTGGAAACCGGTCAAGAAAGGGGGCGACAACCACTGGCTGGACGTGGGTGCATACTGCTGCGTGATCGGCTCGCTTCTTGAGTGCCGCAAGGGCGAGGAGACGGCCAAGCCTCAGAAGAGGAAGGTCAAGAAAGTCAGCCTGAAGGAAAAACAGAAAATGAAGAGAGGGGGAGTTTAGAAAGATGCCAACACAAAAGAAAATCAGCCTTGAGAAAAAACAGGCCGAGCTTAACGGCTTTGGGCACAGCTGCCCCGACTGCGGCTGTTGTGATTTTCGAAAACCGGCAGGCCCGAAAAATATTCCCGGCGGTCAAAGAAGGTACGCGGTCTGTAGAAATTGCGGCTTGAGTGTGCCGATGATAGAAAAAATAGACCCGAACTGGTTAAAGAAAAAGAGTTGAAATATATCCCTCAAAATAAAAAAAGTCACGTATACGTGACACTATTTTCCCGAGTGACGATTACGGGCAGATTTGATATTTACAAACAACTTTCATCGTATAAAAAGAAACTATCAGCAGGCAGAAAACTCACGACATAAAAAATTTCGACCATGCCTGTCAAAAGTAAAAATTTTCGACCGGTTCTGTTATCCGAAGTCTTTGAGTCAACGAACGAGGAATGCACGTCTCTGACGTGCTTGTCAGGATTAAAAGAATGGCATATTCTAATCAACCTAAAAAATTGACTGAGGGGGACAAGTCTGTGGAGCAGCACAGCCTTGCCGATCAGATTGAGGCTGAGAAGTTTGAGAACGCCAAGAAAGCCGGGCGCAAGCCTTTGCGCGGCGTGAGCTTTGTCCGGACGATTCCACCGGGAGCGATCTGATTATGGCGATGGTCAAGACCCGCAGCGGCATTTTTGTTCCCTCTGATCTTGCGCCTACGCGCCGGGTCAATGCCCGCTGGGACGCAGCGCAGACCACGCACAACAATTATAAACACTGGGCAAACGCCGACGGCTTGTCGGCAACTTCCGCCGCCAGCCCCGGAGTACGGCGGCTGCTGCGTAACCGCTCCCGTTATGAGTATGACAATAATTCATACCTTAACGGCATGATTAAGACTCTGGCCTTTGACTGTATCGGCACCGGCCCGCGCCTGCAGATGCAGACGGGTGACGAGGAGCTTGACCAGAGAATAGAAGAAGATTTTAACACATGGTCAGACGCGATCGGCTTTGCCGCCAAGCTCCGAACCATGCGCCAGTCCAAAGCCCGCGACGGCGAGGTTTTTGCGATGTTCTGCAATAACCCCCGTATCGGCGTCAAGGCCGGCGGCATAGAGCTTGACCTGCAACTGCTTGAGACGGAGATGATCTCCGCCAGCATGTTCGCAATCGAGAAGACCAGAGACGGCGTACCGGGGGTGATGGAAACCGACGGCATTATCCTTGATGAATATTTTAATCCGGTAACTTATCTGGTTCTGCCGGAGCATCCCGGAAGTATGGGCTGGACCAAGAGCATTGCCAAGTATATCAAGGTGCCCGCTGGTGCGATGCTGCATTACTTCTCGCCAGACCGCCCCGGTCAGACCAGAGGTATCCCTGAGACGACGCCAGCGCTGAATTTATGCGCCCAGCTTCGCCGCTGGACACTCGCGACGCTGACGGCGGCTGAGAATATCGCCAACATTACCGGCGTGATTTTGTCAAAGACGATGCCTAATTACGACGGCGATTACGAGTTGGAGTCGCCTGAGGCGATGGACACGATAGAACTTGAACGGGGCATGTTTACGGTTCTGCCGGAGAACTGGGGCATCGAGCAGCCAAAGGCCGAGCAGCCGACAAGTACCTACGCCGAGTTCAAACAGGAACTGATTAACGAGATCGCCCGTTGCCTGAACATGGCTTATAACAAGGCCGCCGGTAACAGCTCAAAATATAACTACGCTTCAGGTCGGCTGGACTTTCAGACCTATTTCAAGTTTCTGGAGGTTGAGCGTTCGGTTGTTAATACGACCGTCGCCGACCCGACGCTGCATAACTGGCTGGATGAATGGCAGTATGTTACCGGGCTGAGCGTCAAGAGCCGCAAGCATACATGGTTTTATGACGGCGCTGAGCACGTTGACCCGCAGAAGGAAGCCAACGCCACCAAGGTACGCCTGGCTAACGGCACAACCAGCATCCCGCGTGAATACGCCAAGCGCGGTCTGGACTGGCGGGAAGAATTTACCAAGAACGCCGAGGCTCTCGGGGTGACCTTTGAAGAGTACCAGAGATTAGTCCGTAATGGAATTTTTGAGAATCCACTGATTATACAGGAAGTAAAAGAAGATGAAGAGACTGACCGCTAAAGAAGCCGCCGCCATTTCCTGTCAGGGGCTTTGTGTGACGCCTGAATTTACGGTGACAGCCGAAGACCCCAAGAGTAAGCAGCCCTCATTTTCAATGCTTGCCTATAACGGCGGCAAGCTCGGCCAGTGGTTTGGCATGGTTGCCGTTGACCTGAGTGACATTAATATCCCCGCACCGACGCCGATTCTCTTCTCGCACAATGATTGCGACCCGCTCGGGCATGGCACGGTCAATAATAACGGCAAGCAGCTTCGGGCTAACGGCGTGATTGATTTTATGGAGACCTCGGAGAACGCCCGCAAGGTAGTTGAAGGGGGCAAGAAGAATTTTCCGTGGCAGGCGTCAATTGGCGCAAACCCCGGACATATTGATAAAGCGGATGACGGGGAAGAGTTTGAGCTTAACGGGCAGAAGCTGAAAGGCCCTTGCTATATTTTCCGCCAGACCGACCTCAAGGAAATTTCAATAGTTGTTAATGGCGCAGACAGTAATACAGCCACCAAAATACAGGCAAAACTTTCAAAGGAGAATGTGATGGACCCAGAAGAAGAAGAAAAAAAGAAGGCCGAAGCTGAAGAAGCGGAAAAGAAAAAGGCGGAAGCGGAGGAGGAAGAGCGGAAAAAGGCTGAAGCTGAGGACGACGAAAAGAATGACAGCGTCCAGGCGGCAGGCGACAAGATTCTGCGTGCTCAGTCAGAGGCGCTGATCTACAGCGCAACCGTGCAGGAGCTTTGCGGCACCAACACCAAACTTGCCGCAAAAGCCATTCAGGAAAAATGGCCGATCGGTCAGGTCAAGGCCGAAGTCAAAGCCCAAAAGCAGGAAATTGAGCTCAATGACCTGCGCGCAAACCGCGGCACAATGATCAACACAGGCGCCGGTTCACTTGAAGCGGGGGCTGATTGTGTGCTTGAGGCGGCGGTTGTGATGGCTGGCGGTATGACCCGCCCCGAACTTGAAAAGCAGTACGAGGTCAAGGTACTTGAAGCGGCTGACAAGAATTACGGACGCTCAATCAGTCTGCAGGAAGTTATCCTCGCGGCTGCCTTTAATGGCGGTTACTCAGGCCGGGCAAGAATTACCGACGGTAATCTTCGCTCAGTTTTGCAGGCGGCTTATTCAACCAATGATATCAATGGTCTGCTATCAAATATTGCCAATAAGTTTCTGGGCATGGGCTTCAACCACGTTGAATCGGCATGGCGGGCTATCGCCTTTATCAGCAGCCCTAAAGATTTCAAGGAATATACAACCTTCTCGCTTGGCGGTGACGTCAAGTATAAGAAACTCCTCAACGGAGGTAAAATCGAGCATGGTGAACTAAGCGATATAAAGTACACCAATAAAATCGATACTTCCGGCCGGATGCTTTCAATCACCCGTCAGGACATTATCAATGACGACCTTGGCGCACTCACCAGATCACCAAGGCTTCTTGGGCGCGGTTGTGCCTTGTCATTCAATGAAGAATTCTGGACTGAGTTTCTGGATAACGCCGCATTCTTCACGGCAGATAATAACAACCTGTTTTCTGGAGCAACCAGCGCACTTTCTGTTGACAGCCTTTCCAAGGCCGAGGAAATGTTCTTTGATCAGACTGATCCTGACGGTAATCCTCTTGGTATTGCTCCATCAATCCTGCTTGTGCCAAATGCGCTTAATGTACTGGCAAGTCAGTTGATGCAGTCAACCGAGCTTCAGATTGACGGCAATACCTCGGCTAAAAAGGTCGGTACCAAGAACCCGCATGCCGGAAAGTATTCCGTTGTCCGTTCAGCATATCTCAATAACAAGCTGGTCGCAAACGGTTCAGCGACTGCCTGGTATAACCTTGCTGACCCTGAAGAACTTCCGGTTATCGAAGTCGGTTTCCTTAACGGCAAGGAAGAACCAACTATAGAAACTGCTGATGCTGATTTTGACACTCTCGGTATTCAGCTACGCGGTTACCATGACTGGGGCGTCAAGAAACAGGAATACCGCGCAGGTGTGAAGTCAGCCGGGCAGTGATTTTCACCTGACCTCTGAGTCTCTTTAAATTAACCAATTATTATCAGGAGTATAGAAATGGCAAAATTCCGTAAAGAAGCCGGCACGGTAACAATCGCGGCTGCAGAAGACATCAAGGCTGGTGATCTGGTTTCAAAGGGCGAGGGCTTTGTTATGGCCAGTCATGACATCGCAGCTGGCGCAAACGGCGTCGCAATCGACCGCGGCGTGATCGAGGTCGACTGTATCACCACCGGTTCATGGGACACCATGGACAAGGTTTATTTCGACTCAACCGCCGGTACCGCTCAGACTACCGAGATTGCCGGAGCAGGTCTTGGTCTGCTCGCTGAACCAAAAACCGAGGGAGACAGCACCTGTCTGGTCTCGCTTGAACGGATCTGAAACTGAATCTAATCCTCAACTTCCGGGTGGTCAGTTTTTTCCCTTGCTGACCTCCCGGATCTCTGACAGGTAAAAACCATGAGCGCATTTGACAGCCAGTTCTCGGAATATTTTTACCCCGCCAGTCTGCATTATTTCGGGCAGGCGGCAATTTACAGCCGTGATGATCTGACTGTTGAGGTGACGGCTAAAAAGATCCGTCCCACGGTCTTTGCTCAGGCCGCCGGCAGCGTCTCACTCACCGGTATTACCTGTTTTATCAGAATTGATCGCAGCGTCCTTGTCCTGAATGGTGAGAAGATCATCCCCGAAAAGGGCGACACGATCAGTCTTGATGGCGTACTTTATGAAGTCTCAGGTCGGCAAGCCGTAGCCCACTCCGGCACAGACTGGGATATCCCGGTAAATCTGGTTGAAGAATCGGAAAACTAAAAATGTCATATGTAGAAAAAGTAAAAGCCTATATTCCGGGTCAGGACGGAGCGACGCCGAATTCCGGCAGCGTTCTGGCCGTTGATCCTGACAGCACCGCCGGAGGATACACCCGCAAGGTGCTTGTGGTCAATGCCGTAGATATAAGCAATTATGAAGGCGGCTCAACTGAAGGCACAGTCAGTCTTGACCAGTATGACCAGCAAACAAAGTTGTTGCTCTGTGCGGCGGCGGCTGGTTTGGGGCAGGATATATCAACTGACGATGGCATAATCTGGACATTCAGCGATACCGACGGTGTGACCATTAATAATGGCGAGATCACCGGCGGGGTTTTGAAGAATACCACGACTGCCGCCACTGCCGGTGGAGATCTTGTGCCAACAATGTCAGACTATACCAACGGTAGCTGGACAATCATCGCATCATCCGAGAATAGTCCATCATCTTATCCGGCTTGGAACGTTTGCAATGGGAATGCCGTGGGACTAGATAACTCTTGGTCTCCAGCCAGCACGAGTTTTGACTCCAATGGTGACGGCAACGCTTATGTTGATATTGTAAACACCGAAGAACAGACTATTGCAGCGGTAAAGATTGCCATGGGGCACACCATACTTGCCGCAACAGATTTCACTGTTCAATGCACCTCAGATGATGTCAACTGGGAACCTATATTAACGGTCACGGGAGCGGACTGGGCGGATACTGCCAATACGTGGATTACCTATCCTCTAGATGTTTCACAAGCATCAGGCAAGCGTTTCCGCCTTGATATTACGAAGGTCGATACTACCGCAGGGTACTGTTATGTTTCAGGTTTTCAGCTTGTTGAGGTCGGCGCAGCAGCCACGGTCAACCAACTTGACGCAATTATTGACCCGGTTGAACTCCCGACCACTCATGTTGCCGGAACTCTGTCAATCGTCGCAAAACGTAACGATGCAACCGGGGCGCTCACTATCGGCGATTCTGACAGCGATTTAACTATCCGCGTTTCAAGTGACGGCTCAACAAATTACAGCAATGCGCTGCCTCAGGATTCAGTCATTGACCTCGGCAATAATTATTTCGGTATCAGCGTAGCCGAATTTGAAATGACTACCGGTACATCAATCGGCCTGAGTATTTCCAGCAACCAGAGCACAGGCGGCACATACATTGATGGAGAGATCACCGGAGCAATTTACATGGGGAGGACTAGCTGATGGGCGTTTCATTTATGCAGTCTGGCAAATCTGTTTCTCGCAGTGATTTTTTAAAGTCAAATGCCGCAAGCGTGACCGCCGAACCGGAACTTTACGATTACAACGTCAGCACTGGCAAGTATCACTGTTTGAATCCTAAATGCCGCTACACGGGGGCAGAAGTAACCGGCAATACATTACGGGAAATCAACGAAATTTCAGGCGGTGGCGCAGTGCCGTGTTCATGGTGCAAACCGCCAGCACTAAACACTCTGGAAGGGGAATAAATGGGGGATGAATTTTCAAAAGATCTTTGCGATAAGTACCGTGCAGATGTCTTTAACCGTATCTGGAATGTGATGATGTTTTTTACCGGTATTGCGATAACGCTTGCTGGTGGCGGTGCAATTTTTCAGTACAAGACTTCGGTTTCACCGTCTCTTTTTGAGGCGAAGATTGCAAGTATTGAAAAGAGTATTGAGAAGCAGCAAAAAGCCAATGATGAAAATTTTTCTGATCTTAAGTATGAACTGCGTGAGATGAAGAAATTTTTTAAGGGGGACGGATATGCTATGCAACCAGAACCACCGCTGCCGGAATATGATGATGCACGAAACACTTTTACTAACTTTAAAGGAGTTAAACGAGAATGAAAAAGATTTATCTATTGCTGTTTGTCATGAATGCCCTTCTTTTGGGGTTATCTGTTACGGGTTGCAATCTCAAGGAAGAGGCCAAGAGCAGCCCGGAAGTTGAAACCAGAATCACCATGCCCGCAGGCTATCATGTTGAGCCGGTCAAAATGAAATCAGACAGAAAGGTCTACAGGGTCGTAAAAGATGAACACAAAAAGAAACCAGTCAAGTCGAATCCTCTTGTGGCTGTTCAGCCTCTGCCTGCTCATGTTGATCCCGGGGTGCAACCTCTTCCAGAAGGACACGGACGGAAACAGCCAGAAGCAAAGTCACCTGACGGAACGGGGAAGCCTGAACAAAAACCAGTCACTGGAAATAATAATAAGCTGGATGCAGCTGATGCAGCAATTCCGGCCGCCGTATGCACAGGCGGGAAATGCGATGTTCCAGTTCCCGTACCAGTATCCGCTGATGTATCCGACAATGACCTTGAGAACAAGCAACAGCCAGAGTCAGGAATCAAGCAGCGAGAGCCAGACAACCGAACAGCAGATCTGGAAAGCGGCAAAGAAAATTCCAATCCCGATTCTGGTAATGGGGTTTCTGGCGGTGGTTTCTGGCATTGGCTGGGCAGTTTATTCACCTGGAGTCGGTCGTAAGCTTGGCGTGATTGTTGCCGGATGCGGGGCGGCACTTATCGGGGTAATACTTGCTTTTCATTATAACCCTGATTTAGCAATCTGGATTTTTGCAGCCATTATTCTGGTCGTAATCATCATTGTTGTTTTTGTTTACCGGGGTGAAGATAACCAGAGTAGCACAAGCAAAACAATCAACTTGAATTAAGGAAAGCAGCAAAAATCATGGCGGATTACACGGGGTATGTTATGGACGAGGTTCGTGCCTGGCTTGATACGTTTGCGTTCGGCTTTACTCCGGTAATTGAGCAGAGCTATGACCCGGTCAAGGACATCGCCAAAATCTTCCGGATTAAAAAAGATGACAAACTGCTGGTCTGGCAGGTGCTGCAGGATTTCCGGTATAAAAGATTCGGCCGCCGGGTTAAACGTCTGACCGTGATGATGGACTTGGCGCTGCAGCAGAAAGTGAAAACTCTTGAGGAGAAAAACGTCATGCGGGCGCTGCTTGACGAGCTGGTGCAGGCGCTTGATGACAACCGCATCGGGGTCGGGAAGCTTAAATGCAAGGCCAGTCCCGCCCCGGTGTATTCACCGCTGCATATTCAGGACGGGGTTTACACCGGGATAATCAGCCTGCAGGTCAGTGGGGAGTTTCTGGTCTGATGCGTGGACGCTTTTTATATTACGAGCATACCAACTGGAAGGTCGGCCTTGGCGGTAACGGGCCAATTGATTCCCGCGGTGGCAAGCTCGCTTTTGCCAGCCTGAAAACCAGTGCGCAGGTTGAACGCTCAAAACGACTGGCAGACAGTTATGAAAACAGGGTCAGAAGACCCATCAAATATATTTAAACCTTTCTTAAAATAATGGGAGAAGAACAATGGCTTTAGAACTCAAACAGGAACTCCAGACCGCCGACCAGAGTGGTCTGTATGTTGAAACCAGTACCACCGGCACCTGGTCAGAGCTTGACCTCGTTGAGGATGTCAATTTCAATGAAGATCACGACAAGAAGGAAATCAAGCCCCGCCGCAGTACCCGAAAAGGCGTCAAGGCCAATCTGATCGGCCTCAATGATTTTTCCGGCAGTCTCAAGATGTATGTCCCCGAGCCGACCGCCACCGGCGACATGGTTCTGGCTTATCAGACCATTCGCGACGCAGCGGCTAACCGTAAACCGGTTAAACTCCTGCATACTAATGGCGGACGCATTGACAGCACCACTGCAATTCCTGCCAAGGTGGCAGTCTGCGGCGTTGGCGTCAACCGCTCGGAAACCGGCGACGACCCGACGCAGGAAACCTACAATTTCCATTACGTCCCCAATAACTTTCAGGACGCCCCGCAGACCGGTACTGTTTCCGGGGGCAGCTTCACCGCTGCCGAATAGCGCGTAAGCTGTCATTACTATTTTACCGCGGAGCAGGTGGGGGCTTTGCTCCGCATTTCTTGAAATTTCAAATTAAAAGGATTTACTGTGAAGATAAAAGATAAAAACGGCAAGGAGTGGCCGGTTGATTTTGACCTCGGTACGCTTGACCAGATCAAGGAAGATCTCGGCATCGACCTGCTCAACTTGCCGCTGCACCCGGAGCAGTATCAGGAGATCTTTAACGACACCCGAACCTGCTGCGATCTGATTTACGCCATGGTTGAGACTGATCTTGAGCGCCGTGATTTTCTCAAGCTTATCACCAAGCCCGTCCTTGAAAAAATCAGAACGGAGTTGCAGATCGAGCTGATAAATTTTTCCCCGGAAGGTCAGAGATCGGAACTTCTGGAGCTGGCCAGAAAAAGCGGCGATTGTCGAAAACAAATTCTGCAGCAAACCGTCTCGCAGCTGGAGCAGAGGGTGCAGGAGGTGCTGCCCGAGGTTCTGGATCAGACCTTCAACGAGGAGATGGAGAAGCTCCGCAAAAGATCAGAGACCTCTGGGTCTTAGTCGAGCAGTTTGCCGGGGTCGCCGGGATTCAGGATTATTCCCGTCTGACCTTCCGGCAGTTGTTCCTGCGCTCCAAGGCCGTTCTTTTTCACCAGTATGAACAGACCCGCCAGCTGATGGCCCTGCAGGCCGCAGTCGCCGGCGTCAAGAAATTCAAGGTGGTCAATCCCTATGCCTGATTCAAAAAAAACATTCATGGATTATCAGAAACGCCAGTGGTCGATCGAGCTGACGCTGGCGTTCTGGGATTGGTACGCCCGGACTGACCTCTCGCAGATCAATCTATCGGGGATTATTTACATCGCCATGCGTGATGATTTTAACGTAAAAAACATAAGCCCGCGCCAGAGCGTACTGATTACCGCCTGTCCGCAGGCTGTCAAAGCTTTTTACCACGCAATCAGGGAGTGGTTAAATGGATGAAGACGGAGAAAAATCCGGCCTGAATAATCTCGATCAGGAGGCCATGGCCGCCAGCGCCGCTTTTGACGAGCTGCAACAGAAGGTCAAAGACCTGACGGCGGCGTTGAGTCAAATTGGTCAGGGTGTTGACGGTATAAAAGCCATTAAAAATATTGCATCTGAGCTTTCATCTCAGTTGATGGGGCTGCGTGATTCAACCGGTAATTACACCAAGGCTGCTTCTGAATCGGCTCAGTCTTCTGAGGCTTTGCAGGCTGCACTTGTCGCGCTTGCTCAGTCCGCAGGTAATTCCGGTATGGATAATTTATCCGAGAACGCAAAAACCGCAGCTAACGCTCTGGCAGAGTCAGATGCTGCGACAAAAAAACAGTCATCTTCAATTATGGATATGATTATCAGCCTGATCCAGTATATTTCTATCGCCGGTACCGTTTATGAAGTGATAGGTTACGTAAATAAATTTATCGATATTCAGGCGTTACTTTGGGGGAAACTTAAGGGCGTGATCGCTGCCGCCGGGGCGCAGGTTTCAATTACGTCAATTGCTTTTACCGTTCTTAAAACTGTCTTGAGTGCCTTGCCACCAATTTTATCTTTATGTATAAAGGGGTTGATCCGGCTTGCGGTTGCCGCCGCTCCGGTTCTGGCTCCGCTTCTGGCAATTGCTTTCGCCATTGGGACTATTGTTGCGGCATGGAAAGTATTCTGGGGGACGATCGGGGCGGGCAGTGCCCTGTTAAAATTATTGACCAATGTTTTGTGGGAGGTCTCAAAGGCCGGTTACGAGGTCGGCAAGGTTCTGGGCAAGATTCTGGTTGAGGGGTTCAAGCGGGTCAATGCGGCGGGTAAATCTCTGGTTTCAAGTATGCAGTCGCTGGCGGCCAGTATCAAGACAGCCATTTTAGGCTCGCTTGACCGGATGGCGGATGCTCTTTACAAGGTTATCCCCGCGCTGGATAAACTCTCTGACATTGCCGCTAACGCTTCGACCAAAACTTCGGAGTTTTTCCAGCGGATGTATGATGATGCCCGGGTTGCCGGTAATACGGTATTCCGTCTGACCCAGACTTTTGGCGCCAGCAGCGCCGAGATCACCAAATGGGCGCAGGCGTATTCCGACGGGGTAGGGCGGGCGTTCACCACTACCGCCCAGCAGCTGCTGACTTTCAATAATGAATTTAAAAAACTTGCCTTGTCCTCAACTCTGGCAGCCGAACTCTCCAAGACCGTTGTCCGTCTTGGAAATGATATCGGCAGTTCACTCGGAGCAGACCCCGTCAAGGTCTTCTCCGCGCTCAAGGCGGCAATCGGCGGCAATCTCGATGAGCTTTATGAGCTTGGTGTGGTCGTCGAGCAGGCGGCAATCAAGCAGGAACTTTTAAACAAGAGCATTAATCCGGCTTCAGCCAATAAGGCCCAGATTGCTCTGGCTACTTTAAGCGCCGCCGCTCAGAGTGCTGCCGGTTCCTGGAACCACCTGCAGAATAACACTGAGAAATACGGTAACCAGCAGCAGACTTTAAATGCCGAGATCCTCAAAACCTCCGAGCTGCTTGGCGGGGTACTGACGATCTCGCACTCGAAATTCCACCGGGCGATGATCGGCGGATTGCGGGTCCTGCAGCAGTGGATACAGCGCAGCGGCGAGTTTATCCAGAAGTTTGTCGACCTGCCGGAGATCCTGCTGGGGGCGTCGGTGGCGTTTAAGGCGATGGCAATCGGCGCGAGCCTGACAGCCGGGGCGCTTCTGGCGGTGTCGAGTATTCTCTCGGTTATTCTTTCACCTCTGGGGTTGATCAGCCGGGAATTAATCCGCCAGTCAGAGCTGCTGCAGACCTTGACCGATTTATACAACAACGCTTTTGGCGGGGCAATCAGGCGCATGGTCGAGACGGCAATGGCCGCCAAAATTGCCGGGGTCTCAATCGGCAACTGGTTCAGTATCGGTTTTCTGACCGCCAAGAAGGTGGCTTTTGACGCTATCGGCGCGATTCTCAAGCGGCTGACCGGGTTTATTTCCTCGATTCCTGGGCTGATCCGCTCGGTGGGGGCGTTTGATCTGTTCGGCTCAAGCGTCGGCAAAAAACTCGAGCTGACCTTCCTCAATATCAAGAAGGTGCTTTTACAGGTCGGTCTGGCCGGGGGGACGGTCTTTGATATTCTGCGCAGCGGTTTCATTAAAGTCTACTCGCTGGTTGAGAATGTCATTGCGGCTCTCAAGCGCGGCAAGGACGTGATGCTGACATTTGCCGCTTTGCAGACGGGTCAGTTTGGCGCTGCGCTGGCGTACGGTAAAAGCGCCTGGGACAACAAGGACTATGAAGAGGCGCAGGAGCGGATTGACAAGCTCAAAGACGCCCTCGGCGGGGATATTGATACCGATAAAATCCGTAAATCAATCAGTGATATTTCCGATGAGATCAAGCGGGTGCAGGAGCAGGGGGCTAGTGGTCAGTCAAAGCTGGTCGAGTCTATCGCTTCAGCTGCCGAGGTCGCCTCGCAGGCTGCCGCTGGTCTGATGGATCAGGCCGGAAACGGCCTGCAGGAAAAGATCGGGGAGATCCGCGAGCAGATTAAAGCCCTCAAAGACCCGGCCAATAATATCGGCGGAATGGAGCTTGATAAGGAAATGTCAAGCCTGATTGAGCAGATCAACAGCGGCGGTAAAAATGCCCCGATGCTTGACGAGTTTAAAAACTGGTTCTCTGATCTGCTGCCACAAATTGAAGAGACGGTTCGCCCCAGCGCGCAGGGAACATTCTCCGGGCAGCTGCAGGGCGAGACCACTAATATCGCCCGCGACAGCCTGCGGGTGCAGCAGCGCATCGAGGAAAATACCCGCCGCCAGCTTGACTCCGGCGCAGTTATCGCAGTCGCCGGCAGATAAAAATAATAATCTCTGTATGCAGACAGGGTGAAAGAAGATTTGTACCATTTGTAAGCCGTTTCCGGGGAGCTGCATCTCCCCGGGGCGGTTTACTTTTAAGATAGGTTAAAATAATGAGTGCGTATATTGAAACAGAGGATTTTATTGCCGAGCGTGATGATTCGGTCATGGAAATTGAGGATAACGGCGACGGCGAAACGGCCCGGCTGACTTACACCGTAACCAGTATTGAAAATGGCAATCCGGAAGATACGGTCAGTTCCGAGCCTGAAGACGCCTACCTCTGGGCGAAGGAAAATCTGCCCGCTACTTTTATCGGCCTGAACCGCAACCGTATTCGCTACGCTGAAACTGTCAGCGACTGTAATCATGTCTTTGAGTTGAATTTTAGCTCTAACGCCGATTCATCAGGACTTAGCGGGAAATTACCCGAAGATGCCAACGGCAATATCATCAATCCTTACGTCTCAATCAATACCACCGGCAAGACCGAGCGCAAGTTTTACTCGATCGAGACCGTTAACTGGTATCTGGCGGATGGTTCGGGTCTGACCCAGACCGAAGATTTCAAGGGTGGGATTAATGTTGGTTCAAGCGGACCGCAGGGCGTTGACGTGGTCGCGCCGAATTTCTCCTGGAATGAAAAATGGTACTTTCTGGCTGAGACGGTTTCGTGGGAATTCCTCAAAAGCCTTGGGGATTACACCGGCACAACCAATACCGCAGCCTTTCGCGGCATGCCGCAGGAGAGCGTCCTCTTTACCGGCGCCTATGCCACCCCGGAAGCCAATAAGGAATATATCGCCATTACCTTTAATTTTCAGTATTCCAGCGGCGGAACAAAGCAATGGTTTCCTCTGATATACTCAGAGCAATTTGATAAAAAGGGCTGGCATTATGCCTGGGTAAAATATTTTGATATGGTTGGCCCGAACGGTATGACCAATAAAATGCCGATCCAGCTGAATATCGAGAAAGTGTATTTTGACAATGATTTTGAGACGTATCTGGGTATCGGCGCCGATCTGCCCGCGACAGCCAATATCCCGCTGACCTATAGCGGGGAGCCTACTCCGGCATAATCAGATAGGCTTGGTATTCTGGGTAATCTTTAGGGCCGGAACCGGCCCTTGTGGCTCTGAAATAAAGTTTTATTTCCTGACCCGGTTTGCAGCCTTTGAGGAACTTGTCAAAATCCTCATGGTTGTTAATCGGGGTACGGTCAATTTTATAAACGGCTAGTCTATAAAAAATATCCCGGTTCTTTTGGTCTTTCTCTTTATATAGTGGAGTTCTTGTTAATATGTAAATTCCCTTGCCTCTGAGCTTCTTTTTAATGGTTTCTTTTTCGTATTCACTTGGAGCATGAATCGTTTGTTTGTTAAGTGTTTTAGGGAAGGTATAGCCTTCAATGTCAGCGCAGTTGACATAATCAATTTTGAGCAGGTCGTTATGATAGACCGTGATTTCCTCCTGCTCGGCGGCGGTTGCCAGCAGGGTAAAAAGCAGAATCAATGAGCTTAATATTTTTATTGTCTTCACTGGAGTAATCCTTTATGAATAATTTTAATCCCGTTCAGGACCAGTCTGCCGATTACCTGGTCAGCGGTAGTCTGGCCAATGCCCTTATTGCTGATCTTAACCGACTTCCGGAATCTAAGCAAGAAAATTTTACCGCTGATTACCACAATCCGCATCTTGTCGGCGTGGTCAATACTGCCGGCGCTGTGCGTGATGCGGGGCGGATAATGGGAATCAAGGGGCAGGCGGTCAAACCTTCAGAGATTGGCGCGACCAGTGCCGACCCGAAAAACTGGTACTCCCTGCCGCGTATTTTCGAGGTTGAGGATTACGCCCCGGCTACGCATCTTGATAATTTCGTCGTTCTCTTTCAGCCCCTCCCGGCGACTGACAGTGTCGTTATCCCGGCGCTGATCGGTGGGGCGGTTAAAATGAAGGTTAATATCATTGATAAAACCCAGCGCTTTGCCCGCATTCCCTACGGCGGCGACGGCAGCAAGCTTGAATCAGCACACTTTGGTGAATTTCTGATTATCAGCCAGCCAGAGACCGACGGCGTACCTGACACCGGAGAGCAGTACTGTGAGATTAAATTCTGCGATAATCGCGACTGGTTCTGGGCGCAGCTTTCTGAAACCATTAATGTGCAAGAGGGCAATCTTCTTGACCCCTCAAGCTTTGCCAGTACTGACGGAATCCTGCAGCTGCAAACCCCGACCGTTGACAACTCGACAAGGTCAGTTATCGCCGTAAGCCCGGCCTCCGCCTATGGTGATTATTTCAGAGTCAGCCGGGGCAGTCACAGACCGACCTATATTCAGTACGAAGGAACAGCGCCAGTGCCTGGTACTGACACCATCGGCACACAGGCCGGAAGCTTGCTCGGCAAGACTGGCAATGAAGGTTACACCGTCCATGGCGCTGAAGTCGATACAACTCTTCCCGGCTCGGGGGTCCGGGGTTGCCCTTTTAGGTCACGGGGCGTATTCTGGTATTATAATAATGGATACGCTAACCATTTTTCCGAGAAAAATAATGTCATTAAAAAGCAGATCAGCAATTCACTCGATCAACTTATTGACGATGGCGGCACCGGCTGGTCTGTCTCGTGGGGCGGTAAACGTCCAATGCCGATCAGGTCTGGCGGTAAAACGTTCCAGCTTTGCTATCGTATTGAATCAAGCTATATTTGTTATGTGTGTTGGGTTGAATTGGTTAACGGGAAATACGCTAATCCGGGAAATCCATTTGCGATAGAATCATCTTACAGATATAACAACCTTCCGTATAAATTAACATGCTTTTATGATGGCGAACAAGATTATCCTTCATTTGTTTATCTTGACCGCAATGTCAATAATTATACCATCCTTAAACGTGCCGATTATGATGGTGCGGATATATCAACAAGCATTCTTAAAATATTTGATAACAGCATGATTGCATATAACTATTATAGTATATATGGTGAAAACCCAGGTTATCAAGTGACTAAAGAAATACCAAGTACAGGTTCTTACCCAGATATTGTTGAATATTCTGGTGGATTTATTATATCTATACAAAACTCCTATGGTTATGGTGATGATTATTATAAATATTGCTTTCAGGCTTCATTTGCATTGCAATGCTATAAAATTTCATATAGTGGGAGTCTTGTAAACACAATTGATATGCTGTCAGCACTTCCTGCAAATCTCGGTGATGTTTATACAGATTTTCACTTAATTGATCTATATTATAGATATAACGATAATGCTTACGTCTTTTTTTCATATACGGCACTAATTGATGGCACATATCGAAGTACTGGTTATCTGATCGGCACTGATGGGTCGATGCTTAGTTATCAGGATTATCAGCGAATAATATTGCCATCGTATGCGTATATGTTTGGTAATTACTGTTTTAATGCATGGGTGCTTACAAGTGAAGGAAATTCTCTCGGATATTTTGTTACCAAATTAACTGGTAAAACCACCTTTGAATATATAACAATTCCCTATAATGATAATGGAACGATTGTTAATGCAAAGATAAAGCAAAATGCCTATAATTCATCGCCGTCTTACTGCGTTTTAAATGACGGTACATTGCTTTCCTATGGATACCTTGATACAACCGGATTAAGCAATCCTCCAGTCAATCCACTGGTATATTATTATTTGAATATTGCAACTGGCGAGGTCACTAGGTATTTTACAGACTTTACTTCCAATCAGCCCCAGCCCGGAGAGAAATTCTTTTATCCGACAAATCCGGCAAAATACAATTACACGAATAATCTATAACCCAAGCCGCTCCAGCCGGGGCGGTTTTTTACATTTTGCAATAATTGAAAATAGCGGTCTCAAGGGCTTCAGTCTGGGAGATTCCCTGTTTCTTGCTCATCATTTTTAGAGCCTCAGCAATCTCCGGCTTGATCCGTGAGGATATCGAGACAGTTCTACCCTTTACCCGGTGCGGCCGTGGCGCGGCGCGTCCATTTTCTAACTGCATGCAATTAGAAAGTAAAAATAATCGTGATTTTTTTAAGAAAATTAAGTAAATAATTTTCCCTGAGTTTGGGTTTTAAAAATATGCAGCGGGGGAGGTCAATCGATCAGGTTGATGCCGGTCTGGTCGGCAGATTCCGGCAGGAGGTGGGCGTAATGACGGCGGCAGACTTCCGGGGAGTTTCCCATTAAAGCGGCAATCTGGTCGATTGACATCTGCCCGGTCTGCGCCAGCAAACTGGCGAAGGTATGGCGGAAGACATTCCAGCGGATTTTCGGCTCAAGTTCTTTGGGTAGCAGCCGGACGAGTTTATCCAGATCGCTTTCAGCGGTATTGCTGTAGCTATTGGCTGGCCAGTGGTGGATAATTCTGTGTTCAAGGCTGGTAGCGGCTAATTTCTTCTTGAGAGCCGGTGATATTGGCACCATCCGCATTTTGCCGGTTTTACCGGCTTTGACGGTGATCCAGCGATTTTCAAGGTCAATATCATTTTTGCGCAGTCTGGCCAGCTCGCTGCGCCTTAAACCGGCATAGATGGCAATCCAGACAGCGACCTCATAATCCTGGCCTTTAACGGTTTTGATAATCTTGTCGCGTTCCTTGCGGCTGAGGTGTACAATTCCGTCCTTATGGGGTATTTTAATCTGCTTGATGTCTTCAAAGGGGTTATTGATGCAGATCTCATGTTTTTTCATCCAGCGGTAAAACATTTTGAAGGTGTGGAGGTAGTCGTTTCGGGTGCTGGGGGTTACCCCTTGGCGCTGTTTGTTTGCCTGATAGCTGCCGATGGTTTTTTTATCTTTGTCGGGAAAGAACAGAAAAACCTCACGGTTACGCAGAGCGCTTGTGAGTGATTGTTTGAGATTGGCTTTGCCTTTTGGCGGAAATATTTCCTTGCTGGTTAGTTCTGCTAAAATTTTCTCACGGCGCATGACGCGATCTCCCATCATTGCCGCGACATAATGCGAGAAATATTTGGGTATGCCGTTGGTTGTGAGGATTTTCATAAAATCGGCCGCTTTGCTTGCCGAGAGTGAGCGCAGGTCATGGTACTCACTTAGCCGGTTGAGGTGATAAAGGCGGTTGTCGAGCATATTCTGGCTGCTGTTGACGATAAATTCCTGCGCCCATGAATCAATAATCGCCTGATCGTCATCGGTTTTGATTTTTACATTTTTATCAGCCAGCCAGCGGGAGACGCCGCGCATTTTTTCCGCCCATTTCGGCCATTTACCGGTTAGCAGGGCGATTTTAATATCAGATACTTTGGCTTCGTAAGTATCTTCTGAGAATTCCTGCAGGGGCAGGCGGTATGTTTTGCGGTCTTTATTCCAGGCGATGTATGGTGCATCGTGATTATAGATAAGTTTGGGATTTAGGATTTTATTTTTCGGTCTACCCAT